TCGCGTTCACCCGCAGACAGAAACTCTTCTTGTGGTCCCTCGTTCGGCTTGAAAACAATCTCGCTGTCCTCAACCAAGTCCGCAACGGCGGTGGGAAGATCAGCGAGGTCACCCTCATCGATAACTGTCGTATCTTTGCCTACAAGTGCTTTTTCTACTTTGCCTATCTTGGTTTCGAGTTTGCGGGCGTAGCGGCGTTTGTCCTCTGCTGCCTTTGTTGTCTTGGCTGCACGACGCTTGGCTCCGTTCAGTTTCTTTTGGGCAGCACGGCGGGCACGTTCCTTTACAGACAGGTTGTATGATGCTTTGGGTGCGCTAGGGTCTTTCTTTGGCCGTCCTGCCACCTAATTCTTCTCCGTACTTCCACTGGCCTTACGTCCGCGACAGACTTTGCCACCCGGAGCGTAATTGCTGCGAACCTTGCCGCCAGTACGTAAGTTTTGTTTTTTAGGGGGAATAAGTTCGTTTTTCATTTCAACGTATGACATGTCAGGATTACTATCTATAAAACCTAAAATATCCATAGCTTTGTCAGGAGATAGCTTTTCTCCTTTGAACATCTTCTTCATTGTACTGCCGTGCTTTTTGTACAATCGTTCGAACCGTTCGTCCATACCTCGAATACCGAAGACGTATTTGTTAGACAGAGGATTTTCAGCCATCGATCACGATTCCTTTTCTGCGCTGCTTTGTGCGGGACGACCACGATAAGCCCTACCACCCATGCCTAATTTTTCACGGGGAGTGGTACCACGTGAAGGGTTGGAGCGAGGTAAAGCAATTCCTAGTTCTGTACTATACGCTTTACCCGTAAACCTAGACGTATCTACAGGGCTTTTTGGAGCAGACTTATATTCATTTGCTTTTGCACGTCGTTTATCTAGTCCTTTTCCCGGCTTGCTGTCTAATTTGTTAAGGGGCTTTTGTGTAACTTGCTTTTTTGTTTCAGAATCAAACTCAAGAAGTTTGTTATTCAGTAAGTAAGCTATGTTTTGATTTTCAACAATACCATCATACCGTTTCAGTTTAGACTTAGACAGCAAATCATTTTTGTTTTTAGCTGTTATCTTAACAGCCCCTTTATCAATTGCTTTATTAAGTTCTTTCCTGTCTTCTATTTCTTTTTTTTCAAGAACTGCCATCGATCACGACCTCTTTTTTGGGGGGCAGCAGGACTACACCGTGTACTGCTGTTACGTTGTGGTTGATTGTTTCCGTTTGTTTGACTCCTACACGGTTCAGGAGGCTCTCAGCAGCCTTGAGACGCAGATCATCACCACGTTCGGGGGCGGGGTTGTCAATTGTCGCTACAAGTCTGTTGGCTGCTTTGAATGCATTCATAGATAGAACATCTTTTGTCCGTTCTACAATCTCATCGGCCAGTGTTTTGCGTAACCAAGACGCACTGCCCACCGAATACCCTGCATCTGTGGCTGCAGCAGTGATGTTTCCACCGTTTTCGAAGAGGATTTCAAGAAAAAGGGACTGCTGTTCGGTTAGCTGACGCTGTTTGGGCTTTTGTTGGGGAAGAAGGTTCATAACTTACGTCGATTCCTCTGCGATTACACTGCAATGGGCACCTACAATTACTTTTCCGGGTGTGATAGTGCGTATTTCACGAATCATAGTGACAGCACGGATAGAACACTCGCCCTCTGTCTTGTATGGACCACGTGTGTCTACAAACTGTGTGCAATCTTGAGGGCTGTGTAACCAACATGCAAGGATAATTGCAGTGAACATAGGGATTTCCTGTAAAATAAAGAGAAGTGAGGCGCATTCGTGTCCGATACCACTTGGCTAAATACGAAATATAGTTCGTTGTGGGGTGGTTCGACATGAAAATGCGGCTCACGTCAATAGTATATGAACTTTTTATGCATATGTCAACTTTTTTTCTTGACAAAATTAAAATTTGACTGTACTATGGGCATAGGCCCGCCGGGGTAAACCCCATAGGTACCCGCCGGATACCCACACACTCCCCCAACGTATCCTTTTTACGCATATCGATAACTATCCTGCCATAAAATCGATGGGGGGATTGCTAGGCATATGCTGGGGGGTGGGGTGGCCCTTGCGTGCGCCCGCGCACAGCCAAATTTATTTCCATTTGTCTGCCCTTGCCAAGGTGCCCAACCCCCAAACAAGCCCGCCACATATCCCCGCCACATAATACCGCCGACTATATCGCCCGCGCCCGCGCCCGCGTTCCCTTATTTGTCATGTGGGTAACATACTGGCATGGCCTATTGCGATCACATATCATAGCATCCCCCGAACATAGGCCCGCCGATATTATCCCGCCTATACAATCCGGTGATCTATTAACCGGCACTCACGCAAAACAAAACCCCCGCCACCATTACTGATGACGAGGGTCAAGGGAGGAGTGCGCGGTATTAGCCCCCCGCGCTGGGTAACTGGTTAGGCTGTCTTCTTATATTTAGGGTGAGAAAAAGAATATTCAGCGACCTTCTTAACGGTCTGCTTTTCATCCAAGTAAACATTGACCTTGATATCATTACCATACTGGTCGATGCCCTCAAGCTTTACGACCTTAAACTTCTCATGGGTAGTGGTAATGATTTTTAGTTCGGGGATAAAGTGCTTAGTGCCCTGTGATTTCTTAGCGTGAATATTGAGTTCCATAATGATTCCCTTCCGGAGTTGTTGAGGCGGGCAACCGCGCCCGCCCCATCGTTATGCCACAGCTATGCCGAACGTGCAAGCCGATAAATTTTACGATATCTTGCCGCCGTACCAGATACGGTCTTGATCTCGACCGCATAGCCGTTCTGCTTTAGAACGTAAAGCATTGCATGGATGGTATGCTTCTTAACGCCCAAGTTTCCGGCAAGGGTGGGCACCGCCTGATAACCGCGCCGCAATTCCTCGATCAAGCGTTGCTGACTGCGGGTGATCTTGGTTGGTTGGGTTGCAACCGTGATAGGGCCAACGGGTGCCAATGGCTCACCATGCATCCCCGTTTGGGGTAAGCTTTCAACCAATGGCTTCCCGTGATCGTTCCAAGCATCACGGAGTTGTTCCCGAAGCTTGGCCCTTTCATCGGCCCGAATTGCGTTCTCAAGGTCTTTCATCATTTCGTGTGTGGTTTTCATTGTTGTGTTCTTTCCGGCCAATGGCCCTAGACTGTTAAAAAGGCGGTGATCAACAAGATCAAAAATACCAAAACCGCCGTTCGATATAAAAATAGGATTGCTTCCAAGTTATACAGCCACCTTTCCATGATTTAGCCAAGCTTCCGACCTGACTAGGTTCCGAACGGCTAGGGATTTATCCAGCCGTTTCTTTTCTGCCCGTCCACCTTTTCTGGCATCGGGCAAGTGGGTTGACCAATGCGTCAAAGCATTAAATGCCGCCCACATGGTCTCGCCCAATTCCCTTGTTTCCTTGCCGTATAGATCAAGCAAGGTTCCAAGCTTTGTTTGGTTTACTGATAATTCCTCGTTATTTTCTGCGACCTTTCCCCCCTTATCGATCAAACCGGAATCAATCAAAACATCATTAAACTGCTTTTCAGTCATTCCGGTATCACGGTACATCTGCATGGTCTGCGACTGCTCATTCCACATCTCAAGCCCCAATGCGCCTTTTGTGATCATGGCGGCGGCATTCATGTTTTTAGTGTGCTTGGCCCTTTGGTGATATGCCTTTTCACCCCCGAACACCAAGCTATTACGGCAGAGGTCACGATACGCCCCGCTGAATACCTGCAAAGTCCAAGTTTTGTCCACACTATTGAAGATATCCAACCGGCAGCGGGTATCATCTTGCTGGCCTGATCGTGTCTGACTGCGGTCAACTAGATCGTGAAAATAGATTGTCCGGTGAACTCTCATCCCGTCTTCATAGACACGGTCACATACTTCTACATTGCCCAGATAATCACGAAGCCCGGAGTCTGCCAAAATATCGGCTTGTTTTTGCATCAAGCTGTCATGCGGTTCCAGATTGTAAGATTGAGGATCGAATGGCGTAATATCAACAACTCGTTTGGTTGCTGTATTCTGCAAAGTCTTAAATCGGGTGTATTCCTGATGGGTCACCCCGTCATCACCAGTTACAACCGCCTCTATCGGCACTGGCTCAAAACTCGCATAGTTAGTATAGACGCCACAGTCTGATATATCATTGTGGACGCTGAACATATCCCCGCCCAATATCCTGATCTTATCGGTGGCCTTACTTGGTACAATATCAAATGGCATAACTAGCCCTCTCTTTAGTTGTTATCCGGTGGCACCCCGCCGCCGGTCATATTTTTATGCCAGATATTATCTAGATTAACAACACATAAATAAGATAAAAATGATCGGCTGGCCCCATCGTCTCGCCGCCGATCCAACCGGCCCGCCAGTCTTACCCCGCCCCCGAATGGACAAGTAAGAAACCTTTAACCGATCCCCAAAAATATAGTGTCGCCCCGTTTGTCTCGTCTGGTTTTTATAGTGTCGCCCCGTTTGTCTCGCCTAATGCGTCAAAAATAGAACCTGCTTATCAGGTGCAGACCAGCACACAGTACACGCCGCGCACGATTCGCTTTTGCCCGTTTGTTCCGGACAGATTAAACTCTTTCCCTTTTCCGGTTGATATAAGTCTGCACTGTTAGCTGAAAACGCAACATCCGGAGCATTACTAAAACGGACAGAAAAGCGGGCACCGAAACCGCCAATCACAGCGCGGATAGCAAGCCCAATATCGCTTGAATAACTGCGTCCGGTGAATCCCCACACTGCCAAATTGTCAAACTTAGCTAGTAAATACTGCCACAGTTCAACATAATCCACCGAATAGAAATCACCCAAAACATGCAAGCGGACAATGACGCCCTTATAGGTGCCACACAATTCTGCAATTTCTGCCTTAATTCTTTTTTCGAGTTCTGGCCCGTGTTGGATACGATGCGCGAACATCATATTGTTACCGTAACAGTCATCCCAATGGTAGCATTCACGTGGACAAGTGGCCCGTTCCTCTAGAGTTAAGGTATAGATTACATACCCTTTGAATTGCCCCTTCTTAACTACGGGCAACCTATCTTTTGAAAGCTTGGCATTTTTGGATTGCTTCAAAACATTGTGCTTGTATTCCCCCAAAAACTTAACGGCTTTGGGATACATGGTAAAAGCTGGCTTGTTTATCTGTGCTTTTTTCATAGGGTCATCTCTACATCTGCGCTTGTTTCTATCCAAACTTTCGCCCCGCAAGATAGCGGTTTATCAGGCGAATAGATAACCGTTGATTCCCCCAGAATCTTAACTGCATGGCAATAAGTATTCTCGCGGCTAGTCTTCACAGTGATTACTGGCTCGTTCTTATTGTTCCGCGCATTGTTGCGGATTATATGCTGATTAACGTGGATTCGTTTTTTCATGGTAGGTACTCCGGTTGTTGCGTAGAAACAGACTAGGGATAATATCCGGCATGGTCAAGCGGTTTTATTTGCTTTCCTTTTTCTGCCAACCAACAACGAGGGCAACGCAACCAACCACCCTCTGCCACCATCGCTGGTTGCCCGCATTTATCGCAAGGGTGATTCGGATTTAGTGTCGTTCGTTTAGGGCTGACAATATTTCGGTTGACAATATTTGATGCTGACATTATTTTACCTAACTAAAATCGGGGCAACCACAAGATGCCCTCTTTTACGGCTGACAAAAGGACTGACAATTCTTCGCGTTCCCGTTGACAATCTTTGTCATGCCACTCTTTGTCACTAATAATCTTGCGTAACTGGGTGACATTATTGTTGACATTAAATAGTCGTGGGTCTTTGTCATTCGTTGGGTACGCATCGGGTCTATACATCGAACAAATCCCCTTGCTCTGGTGCGTTGTCATCCTTTCTATTTTGAAAGTCATTGTAAACGTCAATTACAGATTCACCATGCTTGTCAACCCATTCGTCACGGGTCATGGTTGTGGCGTCCTCTTCCATCTCAATTAGCCAATCTTTTATTTTACCCATCACTTACTTCCACTTCTAAACATTCCAGTTCGTAATCATCAGCAATGAGGAGGCCGTTGTCAAGTTCCTGTTCACAAGCCTTCTCGACAGCGTCATCTGAATCCTCTGCAACAACGTAAAATTCAAAGTCACGGGTTTGTCGCAGGACTACACGGTAAGTTCTAGCTAACATCTTTGTCTTCCTCTAGG